TACTGATACCTATGACAGGGCAAGCACAGCTATCAAGTATATTTATGCTGTTGGTAGAGTGACTGGCCAGGCACAGGCAGCCTATCCTTCATATATCCTGGAAGGTTTTCAATCTACAGGGGCAGGGTTAGGTGCAGGTAGTCCATTTAGTCCGACAGGGGCTCCAAATGCGAAACAACTTGAAGTCTTAATGAAAGCTAGATCATTGAGAGAAAAAGAAGAAGATCTTATAGTGAATGGAGATTCTTCATCTGATAGCACAGAGTTCGACGGAATTGTAAAGCTTCAAAGCACTACAAATGTCGTTGATCTTGATGGTGCAGCATTAACATGGGATGATATTGAAACTGCTGTGAGATATGCATGGGATGATGGCGGAAGGCCAAAAATCGCTATATGCTCAAGTGCTGTTTTAATTGATATCAGAAAGTTAATGATTGACACTTTCAGGTACAGTCCTGGTGATATGGCTGCTGGCGGAAACTTGCCATTTGGAGTAAGTGCTACTTTAGTACTTCAAACAATGGTAGGGGCAATCCCGGTCATTCCAAGCATGAACCTGAGCAATACATCTGGTGCAAAACAGATCTATTTCCTTGATACAGATTTCATAGAGATGAGAGTCTTACAAGACATGACTTATGAAGATTTAGCTAAAACTAATGATTCGCAAAAGTTCATGTTGAAAATATATGAATGTTTGATCATGAGAAATACAGCTTTCAATAGCTTCATAGATGACATCGCATAAATCCTTTTTTGTTATTTTTTAGATTTCAAAATTTATTTTTTTAATTTAAAGAAAAAATAACACCAATTAAATCATGGGAGGAAAAACATGGCAGCAGAACTAATAGACCACACATTTGTAGGCTCGACAATCGGAGCTGGAGCTTCAAACTCCGGGACCGGATTAGTCTGGGGAATCTACGAAGTGACGAGTACAGAGAATGGTGATTGGATAATTCTATCTGAGTTTAATGAAATTGAATTTGTTAGTGCCGCTACAGTTGCATCTGGAGTTTATACTGCAGAACCAGTAACTGTTGATAGTACAACAAAAAACAAGATCGTTTTACAAGCAGGTGGAGCAGATGTCATCAGAATATTTGTCGCAGGAACTCCGGCTTAAGCTGTCAATTGAAAAATGACAGTACCAAGAGTTGTGAGGAAAGAGACCAGATTATTTAATTCAGGTCGTGCCGTTACAGCGTCGGGCTGGGTGGAAACCACTGCAGGAGTTTTTAGTTTGGCAACAAACTTGTCTTCTAAAGTATTAATGATTTCATTGCCTAATTTGCCTGTCGGAAGACACATATCCGGCTTTAGAGTCTTAGGTGCTTTGGGAGCAACAACAGCTAATGCAACAGTTATTGATGCGGCTTTACATAAAGTCACAAAAGGGGCTGGAGCTGTTACAGATTCAGAGGTTGGGGCCATTACTCAGGTAAGTGTTACCGCTGATACTGCATTAGATGCAGAGAAAGTTTTCACAAGATCAGAATTGATAACAGACAATTATCAGTATTATGTGAAAATTACCGGAACAACTGCAAACAATGTGGCCTGCGATGTCGCTATCACTGGAGTAGAAGTGGACATTAAATAATTTTTATTTTTTATTTTTAAAATTGCTTTAGGTTTAGCAGAAAAACAAAACCAACAATTAAACAAAGGAGAAAAGAATGTCAAGAATAAGAACATACAGATGGACTGCAACAATTCCAGCTGGTGGAACTGGAGCAACTGCTTACAGCCCTGTTATAAGAGGAAAGATCCTCAAAGTAGGGGTTGATTATAAGACAGCGGCATGCACAGTTGACATTGATTCAGCTGATGAAGCAACTGCACAAAAGATTCTGGATTTAGCAAGTGCGAGCACTGACAAAACTTACTACCCAAGAACTCAATTGCATAAATATGATGGTACTGCAATTGATCTAAGCGACACAGAAGGCGGAGATATTGCAATGTATGGGGAGTTTGTTGTTAACGGAAGATTGCTATTAACATTAGCATCCGGAACAGCAGGGCATAGTGTTACAGTTCATGTGACAGTGGAGGAGGATTAAATGAAATTTGTAAATAAAGGAGAACCTGTACAAATCAGACTTAAAGACAAAGAGGGAAGATATATGTGGATTTGTGCAAAAACTAATGGGGTAGTAGATCTTCCTGAAGAAATAGGTAGAGCTTACAAGTTTGATGAATTAAAAGTTACAGAAGGGAAAATCGGAGAGGAAAAAGTTGAAACTAAGCAGATAGAATCTGATTTTAAAAAAGATCCATATAGAGAAAGATTACAAAATATCAAAGGGATAGGTAAGAAAACTGTCGAAGACATTATAAAAGTTTATCCTAGTGAAGAAGAATTAATTAATGCTATTTCTGAAAATAAAAAGCTTCCATTCAGAGATGATGTGGAGAGTAAACTAAAGGGAGAATATGGAAGACAATAATCTTGACATTGGGCTTTGTGAATTTAAAAGAATGAAAAGCATAGACAGAGATATTCTTATTTACAACAATCTTGTGCACATCAGAAAGAAAATAGAAGATTATAAATTTCATAAAAAAATTCAGTATGTCTGGCTGTCAGTTCTTACAATTCTACTGGGATTTAAAAAATTCATAGGAATATAAAATGATAGATGGAAATTATGTAACTGTAGCAAGTGTAAGAAGAACGGCAGGAATAGACAGCGATGAGATAAGTGATACAGATGTCAGTGCAATAATTGCTGAATGTGAGCCACAAATTGAGAGATTTTACAATACAAGTTTTATTCCAAAAGAAAGGATAGATATTTTAGATGGAAATGGAACATGCAGAATATTCTTAGATAAAAATCCTGTGTTATCAGTAAGAGAAATAAAGATTGATGGTGATACAGAAGATCCTGCAAATTTAAATATCTCTAAAGAAAGCGGGAAAATTGTTTTAAGTTCGAGCGCAACAACATCAACTTTCATATTAAAAGAAAGATCCGTAATTGTAAAATATCTTTATGGAATGTTAGAGGATAGTTCAACAAATACAACAACAGGCGCGGATAGCGTAGCAGGAACAAATGTGCATTTAACTGTTGCAAGTATTACCGGTTTTAGCAATAATGACTGGGTTGAGATTTATGGAATGGATGGAAAACAAGAAGTTGCAAAAATTAATGCATCACCTTCAGGAAATACAGTCCAGGTAGACCAATTAATTTTTTCACATGTATCTGGCAGCAAGGTTGTGAAATTACAGACAAGTGAGATTTTCAAGAAATTGATGAATATTGCCTGTTCGATTGCGATGGTTGCAAGGATTGTAGGTCAATCTTATACAGATACTGTTGGTTACGGATTAGGAGAATTGAATGTTCAAAAAGGAGAACCTTATACCCAATGGAGAGAAACAGCAAGTCAACTTATTATGGAGAGAGATATGCTGATGAATGCAATTAAACCGAGGCCATGTATAAGATGACAGACTATAGTCAAATGAGAATAGATGTGCAGAGCATTATTCAAACTCATGGAGTTTCAGCTATTTTGAAAAGGCAGACAGAAACAACAGACAGTATGGGTGGTGTTACTGCAGTTTCAACTGGAAATTACAATATTTATGTTTTAATTCAGGACATAACAAAAGATGATAGATTAATTCATGAGATGGGCCTTGCAATAGAAGGTAACTCAAAGGCGTTTTTCTTTCATCAATATTCAGATTCTATAACCGGCAATGGAGATTTATCTGTTCAGGTAGGTGATATTATCGAGGATTCAAATGATCAACACTGGAGGGTTGAGCAGATAATTGCAGAAAGAAAATCGCAGGCAAATGAAATTTTCAGAACTGCAATAATTAAACGAATAGACTTAGACTAAATGGAAACTCAAGAAACAATCAATCAGAAAGTAATCAACTTACTCAGGATCCTGCATTTGTATTTGCATGAATTAGAAAGAATTGAAGAAAACAATAGTGATGAGCAAGTTTCAATGTCTGACAAAGTAGAATTGGTTTTAAGAGATTCCAATGGAAATGTTAAACAAATAAATAATTAACAAGGAGGTAAAATGGAACAAGAGCAACAATTGAAATTGAAGGGATGGTTTACCATGAAGCACAGAGATAGAGATGGAAAACTATTGAGAGAATTTACTATGCCAAATGTTATAACCAATGCCGGAAAAGCAGCAGTTGCGGCAACAATTGTGGCGGATGTCGCGGGCAATGAATTTGATTATATTGCTATCGGCACTGGAACAAATGCAGCTGCAGCAACAGACACTCAATTGCAAACAGAAATATCTTCTGGTGGGGGCCAGAGAGCTGGTGCAACTGGAACAAGAGTCACAACATCTGTAACAAATGACACTGCTCAATTTGTAGTAACCTACAATTTTACAAGCAGTTTTGCTGTCACAGAATCTGGAGTCTTAAATGCAGCTTCCACAGGTGATCTGTTATGCAGACAAGTATTTTCAGCTATCAATGTCGCAAATGGCGACTCCCTTGAAGTTACCTGGAAAATACAAGTCAGCTAAAATGGCAAAGGCTAGCAAAAGCGGCGAGCTTCACTTAGTTGCAAAAAACAAAGATGGCCAAGTCATTGATGAAAAAAAGATCTTCAGAGATGAAGAAGCCGGAAAAGTTGAGCTGGATAAAAAAGCAATTGAGGAAGAGAAGAAAGCTTAAAATGGAATGTCAAAATGGTAAATCGAAGATGGTTAAAAATAGGCAGCGGAATAGCAGCAGGCACAACAACAATCGTAGGAATTTTTATTTTACTTAGTTTAACTTATCATTTTCAAATTATAGATCTGACAGGAAATATCTCCTGCGAGGGAAGTTATCTTAATCCTTGCATTTCAGAATTTGATGTTAAAAATCCAAATTCTTTTTATGTTGATATTTATTCAAAAGATCAGGTAAGATTAGATTTTAGTTCAAGAATCAGAGATTGGGCTTTATTTGTGGCTGATGGAAGATGCTCGGCAACAGGTCAGTGCGCATGTATTCTCAGGAATGGCCAAAAATTAGGATTTAATGGATGGAGATGTGTAGACTTTACAAATCAGACAAAACCAAGAGCCGACAAAGAATATATTTTCAGATTTGACAAATATTCAACAACAAAGTTCAGATTAGCTGGAATAAAATATCATTCAGAAGATAATATAAAATGGAGTTTTGAAGCAATGAATGAAACACTCGATCCT